GTACGCGGCAGAGCAAAACCTACCATTAATTTGGAAGACAGTCTTGTTGATATTCGTGACAATGAAGAAATTATTGTTGAAACAAGTGGTATCGATTTAGATTATCTTGATGAGCTTCAGTTCATGGAAGAAAAAGTTACTATTCGTATTGAGCCTTCAGCAGATAGATATGCGCCTCGTTTTGTTGACGTAGCTGTTAATGGTCGTATTGAATGGCTTGAAGTGGGAAAACCTATTGCCGTTGCTCGTAAATATATCGAAGTTTTAGCAAGAGCAAAATCAGATACTTTCATTACTATTGCGCCTAATACTAACGATGAAAATCCTGTGAATTTGATTTCTCGTAACACATCGCAAAAATATCCATTCAGTGTGATTAAAGACCCTAATCCCCGTGGATATCAATGGTTGACGACTGTATTGTCACAATAATTTATTAACCGTACTGGAATTAAACCATGACATTTCTTGAACTCGTTAATCGCCTTTTATCTGAAGCAGATATTTCTGGTGCAGGACTCATCACAACGGCAAATCAACAGGGTGAATATAAACAAGCTGTTGATTACATCAATACTGCGTATGCAGATATTCAATTACAACACGCCAATTGGGATTTCCTACGGGGAGATATGTCATTCAATACCATTAACGGTGTAAATAATTATTCTGAAACCGCTATCAGTTTAACGGATTTAAGTGAATGGTCGCCAGAAACTATGCGCATCTATTTGACAGCAAATGGTATTGTCAGTGAACAATATTTAATACCTGTTGAATGGGATGAGTTTAGAGATTTATTCATGTTTGGGAATGCGCGTATTCAAACCGGATTCCCAACACATTTTACAATAAAGCCTGCGGATAATTCCCTTACGTTTTATCCTATTCCAGATAATGTTTACACGGTAGAAGGCGAGTATTATAAAAATCCTTCTGTCTTAGTAAACGATACCGATACTCCTATATTCCAATCACGTTTTCACATGATCGTGGTTTGGCGAGCATTGATGTATTTTGCAACACAACTTAATGCTCAAGAGCTTTACGCCATCGGTAACATTGAATATCGTAAATTACTTTTTAAACTTGAACAGTTTAATTGTCCTGTCCCCACTGCTTCGGAAGAACTCGCATGAGAATGAATGCGTTACCGGATGTTAAAACCCTTACGCAATACTCGCGTTTTGCCGGTGGTCTTGATTTGGTATCGCCACCTCTTACTATTGATGCAGGTAAATGTATTTCGATCAATAATTATGAGTGTAATTCGCTCGGCGGTTATCGTCGTATTGATGGTTATGAGCGTTTTGACGGCAGACCTTCTCCTAGCGCTCAGAGTTACTACTACTGCCCTTGCACGTTCTCAGCGGCAGTCACAGTAGGTCAAACAATTACAGGCGCTACAAGCGCGGCTACAGGCAAAGTATTACAGGTTGAATCCACTTATCTCATTATCGATAGAGTGACGGGAACATTTGTTCTTGAGAACTTTAAAGTCGGTGGTGTTGTAAAAGGCGCTTTAACTATCCTGCCTTCCAAAGACGGACATCCTACAGGTATTGGTCATGCTACTGCACTTGGCTTAGTAGCGGATGATTATCGTGCCGATATTACTGCTGTAACTGGTAGTGGGGTGCTTCGCGGCGTCTGTATGTACAAAGGCGTTGCTTATGCTTTTCGAGATAACGCGGCAGGAACGGCAGTCGATATTTGGAAGTCTACTTCTACCGGATGGCAACAAATTACTTTATTCAAATCGCTACCTTTTAAAAGTTGCATATTAGATGTTCTTGATGGCGTTGTTATTAATCAAAAGAATTCTGGCGCAACGGCAACTGTTAAGCGCCAAGTAATTGAAACATCGCAAAGTTTAGATGATTTGGATGCCACCAGTGATTCTACAAATACAATGGGATTAGGCTCACATACTTTTACTACGCAAACCGGAAAAGCCTACGTTGCAGGTCAAGCAATTTTAATTACTGCAATTGCTTCGCCAACTAACTACTTGAACGGTACAATCACTTCTTATAGCACTAATCAAATTGTTATTAATATTACTGCTAAAACAGGCTCTGGCACATATAGCCAATGGGCGCTTCATTCCGATCCAATTAATTTGAGAAGCGATACCGGACGATTTATTGTTACAAACGTAACAGGCACATGGACAAATAATGCCGCTGATACTATTCGAGTAGGTATTATTGATATAGCTGTTGTGGACAGTGTGGCTACTAATCCTATTACTCAAATTACTATTTTGCAAGGCGGTAATTATCAATTTGTTCAACATAACTTTTCAGCCGCGTCTGATGGTAAAAAACTATATGGTGCAGATTCATTAAATCGTGCCTTTGAGTTTGACGGGGATGTTTACATTCCTATTAGAACTCAAGTCACTATTGACGCTCCAACCACTATTGCAGCGGTAAACGGACAACTTGTATTATCTTATTTTGGAACAGCTTTGTTTTCAGCAGTAGGTAATCCTCATGACTTTAGAACAACAAGTTTAGGCTTTCAAGATGTTCAAGAATTCGGGGATACTATTACAGGAATGAGTCCAATTGTCGGCGGGGTTCTTGCTGTTGCGTGTCGAGATAGTTTTTGGCAAGTATCTATTGATAATCAGAGTAATTTATATAAAGCAGATTTGATTTCCCCAGATATTGGCGCAATTCATTATGGCTTAATGAATCTTGGTTCACTTTATTCATTTGATGACAAGGGAATTATTCGTATTGTACCGTCTTATGTATTCGGTGGATTTGAACATGATACCGTTAGCCGAACTATCCAACCTGTGATTGATCGTTTCCGAGAAAAAATTGTTGGCACTGCTATTTATAAAAGCAAAAATCAAGTAAGGTTTTATGCAAATGATGGTACAGGTATCATCATGACAATGAGCGCAGGCACCAGTCAAACAGGCGCGGCAACTACCGGTCATGATTTTTCAGAATTAACTTACCCGATTAATGTGAGTTATGCGTGGAACGGTGAGGACGCAAGTGGTCGAGATATTGTTCTACTTGGTGACGAAGATGGGTACGTTTATGTAGCTAATACCGGATCATCTTTTGATGGCGAACCTATTCAAGCCTATATCAGAACAGCGTTTAATAATGTAAAATCACCCTCAGCAATTAAACGATTTAGAAAACTTGAAGTTGAACTTTCAACCGTAGGTTACTCATATATTCGTTTTAATCCAGAATTTTCTTATGCTGATCCAAGTATCGCCACCCATCTTCTTAAATATGAAGAACTACAAGGTGCAGGTGGTTACTGGGATGAAGCTATTTGGAATGAATTTTATTACGATGGGAAGATAGTTTCCCAACCAGAAATACGCATACAAGGAAGTGGAACAAACATTGGGCTAGTCGTTTTTTCTAATACGGCTATTGATTTAGGACATAATTTATCGGGTGTTGTACTTCATTACACCCCTAGAAAACTAAATAGATAATAGGAAAATAAAATGGCAACTATACCTGTAGATTACATGAGAATTGAGGCAAATAGACCAATTCCCTCTATTGAAGAACTTACTGCACAGTATGGTGATGTAGGGTATGCAAAAATACTTCAAAAGGTAATGCAAGATCAACAAGAAGAATTTAAAGCGCAAATAGCACAATCCGATGGCGCGACAAAAGCTCCTGTAAACACTCTTTCAAATCCACCTGTAACTGCACTTTCAACCGCATCAGCAACTGAGCTTTCAAATACACCTACAACAGCTACAACAGCTACACCTGTGACTACACCTGTAACAACCACACCTGTGACTACACCTGTAACAACCACACCTGTGACTACACCTGCACCTGCAGGTGGTAGACCTAAGCCTGTAACTGTACCTACAGACACGGCTACAGCTACACCTGTAACTACGCCGCAAAGTATTACTATTGAACAATTAAATTCTGCATTAAATACTCAACAAGCATCTAGTTCTAAAGCGTATAATGATGCCTTACAGGCTCAACAAGCAGCTAGTTCTAAAGCGTATAATGATGCATTACAAGCCAATCAAACTGCCTTAACCACTCAAAATGCTGACTTTTTAAAAAATTGGAATACTAGCGCAGATGCACTTAAAACTAATATCCTTAGTGGTGTTGATGCTAAGAATCAAGCCTTTGGTACACAAGCAACGCAAGGGTTTATGGATGCCTTTAAGAATTTCCAAATCCCCACTAATCAGCAAAACGGTGTTAATATGGGTAATTATAATGACAATAGAAATGCCGCTGCTGACCAATGGTGGTCGCAATATGTTACTGGACGGAGATAAATAAATGGCGACTACCAAATATACAGATATGGCTAAACCACTAGAATCACAATTTACCTATTGGAATACAGGGTTTAACAAACCTATGTACGACTCTTGGATGAATGATTTTAATAGCAGCAGTACCCACCCAGACGCAGTAGCATATAGAGCTAAACAGTATTCAGACAAATACGCATCGGTTGTAACACCTGATGGGAAACCTATTTTTGATTCAACATTTTATAATGGTCTTGCAACAGGCACTATCCCTCAAACTGTTGCGGATACGCAAGTAAAAAATTGGGCAACAGATTTATTAGCAAAAGACCCTAATATTAATTGGAATTTATCTGGGGGCGTAAATGAGAAAAACAAAACTTTTGTTGCCGAAAGAAATAAATTATTAGCTGATTTGCCATCCAATCGGAATTATGTTAATTATAATAAATCGAAAACTGAGGCGGATAAAGTTAATGCTGATGCGGTAGCTGCGGCTGCGGCTGCGAAAACTAAGGCTGACGCTGATGCTAAAGCTATGTTAGACGCAGATATTGCAGCTAGTGCTGCTGAAGTTAAACAAAAAGAAGCAGATGACTTAGCTTATAAAAATAAATGGGATACGATATATAGCAATATTAATACAGATAAAGCTGAAAAAATTACCAATATTAATACCGCTCCAACTGGCGCATTACCAACTGGCGATGTAAAAGCATTAACAACAGATGCTGTAAAAGCATTAACAACAGATGCTGTAAAAGCATTATCAACTGCTCCAACTGGTGCATTGGCAACTGCTCCAACTGGTGCATTACCAACTTCTTCAACTGGTGCATTATCAACTGCTCCAACTGGTGCATTATCAACTGCTCCAACTGGAATGTTAAATTCAACTATCCCCAATAAATGGGATGCGATATATAGCGGTATTGATAGTGATGCAACTGCTGAACTAACTAAGATTACTACACCTTCTATTGGAGCATTAACAACAGGTGATGTAAAAGCATTATCAACTTCTCCAACTGGCGCATTACCAACTTCTTCAACTGGTGCATTATCAACTGCTCAAACTGGTGCATTATCAACTGCTCCGACTGGTGCATTATCAACTGCTCCAACTGGAATGTTAAATTCAACTATCCCCAATAAATGGGATACGATATATAGCAATATTAGTAGTGATGCAACTGCTGAACTAAATAAGATTAATACACCTTCTATTGGTGCATTAACAACAGGTGATGTAAAAGCATTATCAACTTCTCCAACTGGTGCATTATCAACTTCTTCAACTGGTGCATTATCAACTGCTCCAACTGGTGCATTATCAACTTCTCCAACTGGTGCATTATCAACTGCTCCAACTGGTGCATTGGCAACAGGAGCTGTAAAAGCACTGCCAACTACCCCGATTGCGTCAATTGGCGCCTTAACATCTGATACATTAAAAGCATTAACTGATTCACAAGCAGGCACTAAATTAACAGCAGCAGATGTTGGAATAACTTTAGACGAAAACGGTAAGCCTAAAGTTCAAACTGCCGATATCTCATCGGATATGATAAAATCAGCGGTTGATTCTGCTCCTACAAATATAAAATATAATGCAGATGGTTCACCTATCATGGTGACACCAAATTATAGTACGGTAGCTACTTCAGCTTTAGATCAAATTACAGCCGATAAAGTTACTGCCCCTATTGTTGATAGAACAGGTACTCAATCTGCTGCCGATATTGCAAAATTAGTAGATGCGGCTAAATCAGTTGATGTAAACGTAACCCCAGATTCACTTGTTAGCAATAGATTATCGGGACTTCTTTCAAAGAATAATCCTTATATCCAACAAGCGGTTAATGCGGCAAATCTTCAATCATCGCGCAGAGGAATGCTCAATACTGGTGCTGCCGCAGGATTTGCACAAGACGCTGCTATTAAAAACGCCTTGCCTATTGCACAAGCTGATGCAGCAACTATTGCAAAAGCTAATGAGCTTAATGCCGCTGCTAAAAACGCATTAATTAATACTGGTCTTGATTTAAAATCTAAAGGATTGATTTCAGATACAGGGAACAATGTCACTTTAAATACAACTCAAGCAAAATTGACATTGGATGCTAGTAATTACGATGTAGCTAATAAATTAACTGCAGATACATTCAATGCCACCGCATTAAATAAACTTGTAACTGATAATAATGCCATATTAAATGCTGCACAAAAAGACGCTTTTGATACATGGTCGGCTATGGCGCAAGCAGATACGTTATCGCAATCCAATACTTATCAAATGATGGTTAAGGGACAATTAGATGCGTTAATAGAAGGCGCTAAAGATGCAAATCTACTTAATACTGCGTTAGTAAATGGTAATATTAATGTAGCTTTAAACATGAAAAAAGCAATTACGGACGCATTAGCGGCAGATACCAAAGCCAAGGTTGATGCTGCTACGGCAGCAAATAAAGCTGTTGTAGATGCCGAAACAGCAAGAACTTTGGCAGATGTAAATGCCACTGCGGCTGGAGTAGAGGGCGCAAGGCTTAAACAAGCGGCAGCAGACAAAGCTGTTGTAGATGCTGAAACAGCAAGAGTTTTAGCAAATGTAAATGCCACTGCGGCTGAAGTAGAGGGCGCAAGGCTTAAACAAGCTGCTGCAGATAAAGCTGTTGTAGATGCTAAAGCGGCAGTACAAAAAGCTGCTGCCGATAGAATTACCGCTGCAGATGCTGCTAAATACAATGAGGAAGCTGCTGCAAATAAAGCTGCTGCAGATGCTGAAACAGCAAGAGTTTTAGCAGATGTAAATGCCACTGCGGCTGAAGTAGAGGGCGCAAGGCTTAAACAAGCTGCTGCAGATAAAGCTCTTGTAGATGCTAAAGCGGCAGCACAAAAAGCTGCTGCCGATAGAGTTACAGCCGCAGATGCTGCTAAATACAATGAGGAAGCTGCGGCAAATAAAGCTAAAACAGAGGCTGAAGCTGCTACACTATTAGATCAAAGAGCTACTATTGCTGCTACTGCTGCTGCCAATGTAGCAAAGGAAACAGCAAGCACTTTGGCAAATGTAAATGCCACTGCGGCTGAAAAAGAGGGGGCAAGGCTTAAACAAGCTGCTGCAGATAAGGCTCTTGTAGATGCTAACGCGGCAGTACAAAAAGCTAAAGATGATAGACTTGCCGCTGCAGATACTGCTGCTGCTAATAGAGTTACAGCCGCAGATGCTGCTAAATATACTGAAGATGCTAATAAAGCCAAAGCCGAAGAAGAAAGAATTAATAAAATTTTAGAATCCCAACTTACTCAATCTAATGATAAGAATAAAACTAACTTAGAGATGATATTAAACAAGCAAACCGGTGACCAAACACTGGATGCCGATGTTAGAAAAATATATGCAGCCGCGGTTGATGCTATAAACAAATATACTGCTGACACTATGAACTCTGCCGATGTATCTGCTTCAGCTAAAACATCTAATATCAATTCTTATGCGGCGGGAGTATATGATCGAACAAAGAAGGAAGTAGAAGCGGCTTACACTGCATCGGGACTTATGAATAGTGACGCTGCTAAAGCAGCAACAAAATTATTAACAAGTACAACGTAAAGGAAATTTAATATGCCATTAAGTTCTGCTGAACAATTGCGACAATTTTTAAATAAATCAAATTCAGAGCAATCTGTTTTAAACAACTATCAAACGGAATTAGCAAGCCGCCCTACTGGTGGCAGGGGGATGATAAATTTTGATCCAGATTCTTTTTTAAAAGTAAAAGAATCTGATATGTCATCATGGAAAACACCTCAGCCACCTGCTCCAGAAGGAGGCGGTATGAGTGTGATGTGTACTTTAATGCGCGAATACGGCTATCTTGAAGATGATGTATTCCATGCGGACACTTTATTTGGGCATTTGATTGCAGACGCTTATCCAGAAGTCCTTATCGGCTATCATGCGTGGGCAAAACCACTAACTGAATTCTTGCGTAATAATGCGATCTATATCCCGTTATTTGCCTATATTGTTCAAGCATGGGCATATGAAATGGCAGAGCAATTTGGCATTGTAAAAAATCGCAGTACATTTAAACGATTAGTTGGTAAAATAGTGATGAATGTAGGTAAGCTAGTTTGTGGGTTTATTGGAACAGTAATTTCATCACAAGGTATTTATGAGTATCACCGGACTTAACGTACAAGCACATCATTTTATTGGCGGAGTCTATGCCAAAGAAGTGATTATCGATGATGGCTTTGAAGTACAGCAACACGCTCATACGTTTGACCACATGAGCGTTCTTGTTGAAGGTTGCGCTATAGTTTGGCAAGGCGATACTCAAGAAACCTATTACGCACCCGCTGTTATTGAAATTAAAGCAGGTATTGAGCATAGCGTTCAAGCGGTTAACGGTAGAGTTGTTTGGCTATGTATCCATGCTACAGACACTTGTGATGCAGAAAATATAGATGACGTGCTTATCGGCAAACCCAATATGGTCAATACCGGTATTCATGTGGATGTTATTAGAATCAATTCGTTTATCGATGCTAATCCGCAACTTTGGAACAAATATAACCAGCGTACTGAATCGTCTAAATCGCCACATAGAGAAGTGGATGATATCTGGGTTCGCTATAATAATATTAAAAATTATAATCCATTGAACCCTTTAGCATTTCATGATGAACATGAAAGCGTTTGGTATATTGACGATGCAAAATTCAAATCTGAAATTACTAAAATTACCCGCGCTATTTGTGAAAAACACGATATCCATAAAACAGAATTTGGTGGCATTTTAATTACTCGTATTCCTGCCGGTAAACAAGTTTATCGGCATAAAGATAGCGGAAGCTGGCACGCAGAATACTATAAAGATAAATATTTAATCCCTTTAGAATCCAATGATAAACAATCTTTTAACTACGAAGGACAATCTGTTATTACTCCTGTGGGTGATATATTTAGTTTTAATAACCTTGTTGACCATTGGGTGTTAAATGATTCGGATTTACCACGGGTTAGTTTAATAATTTGTATGCGCCATAACACCTAATTGCGCTACACATAACGTCGAGATGACGTAAGGACAAAAGATGAGTACCTTTACCCCACCGGCTGATATTGCTCAGATTACTCTAGCAAAATCCTCAGACGTTAACGCTGTTAAGGCGGCTACTGCAATTGCATTTGGATTACTTCCAAGTGAAACCAAACTTCAACGTGGTACAGTCAATTTTGCTGTAGATACAGGTACAGTAAACAGCTATGTGGTAGCCTTAGACGCTTCTATAACAAGCTATACTGACGGTTTACAAGTCGTATTTAGACCTCTCAATGATAATACGGGCAGTGCCACTATCAATTTAAATAGTCTTGGCGCAAAGTCCATTAGACTTACTGATAGTGAACCAATTCAAGCAGGAGATATTAGCGCCGGAGGGATAATTGAGGTTCGCTACAGTACCGCAACAGGATTTTTCCATTTAACGCCAAACTCAGCTATTTACGCTCACGATGCAGGGGTATCGGCAACAGCCGCAGCGGCAAGTGCATCGACGGCATCTATTCAAGCAACTAATGCCGCAAGCAGTGCATCGTCAGCAAGCACATCAGCATCGAGCGCATCAACTTCTGCCACTAACGCATCAGATTCAGCATCAACAGCGAGTACACAAGCAACTAACGCATCAACATCAGCTACCAATGCGGCAAGTAGTGCCACAGCGGCATCGGGTAGCGCTTCAACTGCCACAACACAAGCGGGTATCGCAACAACTCAAGCAACTAACGCATCGACTTCTGCTTCAACGGCAACTACACAGGCATCTAACGCATCAACTTCAGCTAGTAATGCGGCAAGTAGTGCAACAGCCGCAGCGGCTAGTTATGACTCGTTTGATGATCGTTATTTAGGTGCAAAAGCATCCGATCCTAGCGTTGATAACGATGGTAATGCGCTACTTACTGGTGCGCTCTATTGGAATGCAACAAGTAGCGAAATGCGGGTTTATAGTGGTAGCGCATGGGCAGCGGTATATATTCCTGCGGCTGGATACTTAGCACTGTCTGGCGGCACGATGACGGGTGCAATTACGTTTGCGGCTGGGCAATTTGGAACAAATGTTAATACGTTTTTAACTACACCAACCAGTGCTAATTTAAAAGCAGCGTTAACTGACGAAACAGGAAGTGGTGCGGCAGTGTTTTCTACCTCCCCCACTCTTGTAACTCCCGTGCTTGGCACTCCAGCAAGCGGTAATTTATCATCTTGTACGGTAGACGGAACTGATGCAGTTGGTTTTAGGAATATACCTATCAACAGTCAAAGCGCGGCCTACACGGCCGTGTTAGCGGATTCTGGCAAGTGTATTTTCCACCCTTCAACTGACGCTAATGCTCGGACGTTTACTATCCCTGCAAATAGCTCAGTAGCGTATCCAATTGGCACAGCAATTTCGTTTGTTAATATGACTTCTCAAGTCGTCAGTATCGCAATCACAACAGACACAATGTATTTAGCTGGTACAGGTACAACAGGCACACGCTCACTTGCACAATACGGCACAGCTACAGCACTTAAAATGACATCGACAACTTGGATTATTTCAGGTGCGGGGTTGACCTAATGAGTGGGATTCAACAAATGCTAACTGGTGGGACTTATAAACCTGCGCCTCCAACAACGATAGGGCAAGCATACGGTGGTGGATTCTATGCGGGTAAAATATCAACTACAGCAGATGGTGTAGCTACACATTACTTAATTGTTGCCACTAAAGCATCGGGTGAAAACTCAGCTAGAACATGGGGCGTTTATGGAACGACAACGGGAATAACGTCTGTCATTGATGGACCAACAAACTCTGCGTCATTAGCTGCGCTCGGCGCATCATATGAAGCTGCCGTATTTGCCGAAGGCTTAACAATAGGGGGTTATAGCGATTGGTATCTACCTGCTAAAAACGAGCTAGAAGTGCTGTATTATTTCTTAAAACCGACTACTAATTCTAACAATGTTGGTTCGCCTTCGGGTTCAAACGCAAATGCGGTATCACCAGAGCCTATTAGCACAGACTACACAAGTGGTTCACCCGCTCAAACAATCGCGGGTATTGGTTTTAGAACTGGGGAAACAGATGCATTTGCCTCTGACTTCTATTGGTCTTCTACTGAGGTCAATTCTTTCAACGCAGGGGTTCAATACTTCTATAGTGGGGTTCAGACCAACTATAGTAAGTCCAATAACAACTATGTCAGAGCTGTTCGAAGAATCCCCGTATAACAAAATAGGATAAAATCATGTACATACAAATTACAAACATTGATGCGCAAACTGGCATTCTTTGCACAGAAGCACCAATGCGAACAGGTCCAGCAATACCAAATGTAAAGGGCTTTCATTTTATCTTTCAAAACGAATCTGACTTTCCCATTGCATCAAATCCTGATGGTTCACTCAGCACAGCACCACTGCTTTATGGGACGTGTGATGATGATGCAGACACTTCTCTAACTGGTGTTTTAAAAGTGTTATCGCAAGTAGAGTTTGATGCGGATAAACAGGTAGAGCATCAAGCTAGAAAACCATACCCATCATGGGTAGGTGACATTGACACCATGTCATGGCAACCGCCTGTGCCTTATCCACAAGATGATAAACGCTATTATTGGGACGAACCAACTGTAACTTGGAAAGAATTTACGCCAGTGGTGCAGTTACCATGAAAACTGCTGAACTAGGGTACTTTGGTAATATTTGGGTTAAACAGAACGTCCTAGAGCTTGCCGGTGAAACACATGGTGGGCATGAACATAAATTTGACCATGTGACTTTATTAGTATCTGGTAAGGTGTGTGTTGAAATTGAAGGTCATAAACCTAAAGAATTTACTGCGCCAACATTTATTGTTATTCGCAAAGAACACCAACACAAAATCACAGCAGTAGAAGATGGTACGGTTTATTACTGTGTTTATGCTTTGCGTAATATGGATGGTGAAGTAATTGAAGATATTTACGGTGAGCAACATGACCCAGAATCGGCCAGTGCTAAAAATGAAGGGTATTGGGATAAAGTAAATAAAATAGATAAGTGAGAATAAAATGCCTGACGAAGCCTGCCGCCTTGCTAAAGTAGAGCAACGAATTGAAAACCTTGAAGAAATATTTGAAGATAGGGGTAAAAAACTCGACGCCATAATTGCAACTCTTGAAGAAATGAAGAACGAACAAACGCGCTATAAAGGGTTTATTGGCGGTATTGTCTTCACCATTGGCGCATTGTTTTCGTTTATTGCTTGGTGGACAAGTAAATAATGGAATTCCTACAGTTTGCAACGGATGTTGGTTTCCCCATTGCTGCTGCTTGCGTGGGAATGTACTTTGTATTTCTGACCATCAAATTCCTGCTTGATAGCGTACTTGAAAAGATTAAAAGCCTTATTGGTATCATCAAGCAACTTGATAAACGTGTCACGGCTATGTCAGAGGATATTGTAAAAATAGATGTATTGATGACAGAAACGCTTGATATGCCAATTGAGAAAGAAAAAGTGGCACGTTTTAATAATCCGCAAGAAAAGAGAATTGATTAATGGATGTTGACGCATTAGCTAAATATATCAACCAGTATGGATTCCCTATTATTGCATCAAGTAGCATGGGTTATATCGTCTATTTCGTGTGGATATGGGTAACAACGATTGTTAAGCCAATCCTTACTGAAACAACAGACGCGCTAATTGAGCTTATTGACCAAATACGCCTGCTCGATAACGACATGATACGGCTTACACAAAAATTAATTACGGTACTTTCTATGAGATCACGAAAATGAAAACAGGCGAACGCGGTTTAAAATTAATTAAAGAATTTGAAGGTTGCAAGCTCAAAGCGTACCAATGCCCAGCTGGTGTTTGGACTATTGGCATTGGCTCAACGCGATATTCTGATGGTAGCGCGGTTAAACGAGGTCAGACTTTAGCAAATGAAGAAGCCGCGTTACTACTATTATCTAAAACATTAGCGTCATATGAACACGCAGTAAATGCTATCAAGGTTGATTTAACTCAAAATGAATTTGATGCGCTGGTATCGCTTACTTACAATATTGGCGCACGTAATTTAGCTAATTCAACACTTGTTAAAATGCTCAAAGCCGGTGACAGTAAAGCTGAGATTGCAAAGCAATTTTTACGATGGGATAAAGCAGGGGGTAAACCGCTTGCTGGTCTTACACGACGACGCAACGCTGAAGCAGAATTGTTTTTAAGCAAATAATTAAAAAGCCGCTTACTCAGCGGCTTTCTTCTAATTTCAATTGGTTCTTGGTTAACCACCTATAATACGCTTGTTCTGGTGACTTACCCGTACAAGTTACCGTATCTTCCCACTCGGTATAACATACCCAAAATAGTCCTACTTTTTTTAGTT